GTAACTGTTACCCCTGATTGTATAGTAATCGGACCAAAGCTGCCAGCGTTTTGTCCATTAGTAATAGTATAACTCTGCGTTACTGTTTGGTCATTTTCCCAAAAAATATTATCACCTCCAGCACCTTGAGCACCTGCTCCAGCCGCAGCCCAACTTAGCGTTCCAGAAGCGTCAGATACAAGAGCATAACCTGAGACAGAAGCATCTTCAGCAGGTAATGTCCACATAACACTGCCATCGCCATCGGGGTCTGCATTTGCTGGTGCTTTAAAACCTACATAATGACTAGAATCAGAGTCAGCAAACCTAAGTTCATTTTGCGCTTGGAGCGTTAAGCCATTAGCGTCAAATAGCATTTGCTCTGTACCACTTGAAGAAAATCCCATTACATTTGCAGATTTTCTAAATAATCCCAAATCTGTATCTGTATCAAAACTTATTGCAGGAGCAGAGGCATTTCCAGCATCATCAGCAAGAAAAGCACCTGTCATAGTGCCTCCAGCTTTTGATAATAGACCTAAATTAGCTTGATCTATATTTCCTATTTCAGTAAAAGCACCATTACTAGAGTTTCTTATTTTCAAAATATTTGTAGTGGTATTTAAAAATGGCATACCAGCTACACATTGACTTGAAA